GTGCGCATCACCCTGAGCAACGGCGAGCGCCGCATCTTCCGCGGCATGCCCTCGCTGCCGGGCGAGTCCATGAGCGTCGGCCAGAAAGCCACCGGCTCGCTCACCTTCGCGGTGAAGGGCAAAGTCGGCATGCTGGTGAGCGCATGACCCCAGCCGAGCGCCTGATTGCCCAGATCAAGGCCCAGCGCCTGAGCTGGGTGGAGCTGGAGCCGGCAGCGGATGGGCGGGCGGCCAAGCGGGTGCAGATCACCCGGCCGCCCGAGACGGCCATGCCCGACTTCGTTGCCAAGACCGATGATGGGCAATACACCCTGAAGGCGGAGATCCGCCACGTCAACGCCTACACGGTCGGCTGGGAAGGGTTCATCGAGTCCGACCTGGTGGGCCCGGCCGGTGCGTCTGACCCGGTGGATTTTGCGCCCGAGCTGTGGCAGACGGTGGTGGCCGACAAGATGGCCTGGCTGCAAACGGTGGCGCGGGCCATCCTCGAATCCATCGTCAAGCACCGCGACACGCTAGAGGCCGACGCAAAAAACTGACCGCCCTGCTGGCCTGGCAAGCCGGCATTCAGTACGAGGGCGAGACAGAGCCGGACGGTGATCCGGGGCACTACACCGCCATCCGCGCCTGGCGGCTGCTTTCCAACGGCATGGGCGGCATGGATTGGGCGGGCTTGCCGCTGGTGTGCGAGCTGCTGGGCGTGACGGATGCCGAGGCGCTGATCGGCCGGATGCAGGTGATCCGCAACTACAAACCAAACGAGAATCAAGATGGCACTCGCGCAACTTTCGATTGACCTGATCGCCAAAACGGCGACCTTTGAGAAAGACCTCAAGCGCGCGGCCGATCTGGGCTCGCAGTTTGCCAGCGCCACGGTGGCCGGGTTCACCGCCATAGCCTCCGGCGCCGCCTCTGCGGTTGTTGCATTTGACCAGCTCGTCAAGTCCGCCGGCAACTTCCAAGACCTGGCGGAGCAGATCGGCAGCTCGGCCGAAGGGCTGGCCTCGCTGGCCGTTTCCGCCTCCGTGGGCGGAACATCCATGGACGAGGTGGCCGCCTTCGCCACCAAACTCACCAAGAACCTGACCGGCGTGGACGATGAGTCCAGCAAGGCCGGCGCCGCGCTGAAGGCGCTCGGGCTGGACATTGGCGAGCTGAAGGATGCCGATCCGGCCGACCAGCTGGAGCGTATCGCCAAGGCGCTGGACGGCTTTCAGGACGGCACCGGAAAGACCGCCGTCATGGAAGCCCTGGCCAAGGGCGGAGCCAAGCTGCTGCCCTTCCTGAAGGAGCTTTCATCCGAGGGCGGCCGGCAAGTCATCCTCACGCAACAGATGATCGAGCAGGCCGATGCCTACTCGGACGCCCAGGCGCGCTCACGCGCCAAGCTCGGGCTGTACGCCCAGGCGCTTGCCACCGAGGCGATCCCGGCGCTGACGGCCTTCCAGAATGCATTGACCGACACCGCCAAGGAAATGATGGGCGTGCGCGATGGCGCCACCACCCTCAAGGCCAACGACGGCGTGCGCGAGTTCGCCAAAGGCGCCGTCGGCGCGCTGGGCTTCGTGGTGGACGCGGCAGACGGGGTGTACCGGGTGGTGTCGATCATCGGCAAGTCGATTGGCGCCATTGGGGCGGCCGGTGCTGCGGTGGCGTCGGGCGAGTTCCGCATGGCCAAGTCCATCATGGCCGAGCTTGGCTCCGACGTGGACGCCACGCTGAACCGTGGCCTGTTTTCCGACAAGCTGCAAAAGCGTCTGGCCGAGATCGGCACGCAGACGCAGGCGCCGACGGGCGACAAGAACGGGGAGCTGAAGTTCGATGGCGCCAGCAGCGGAAAAGACGGATCAAAGTCCGGCAAGGAGAAAATCGACGAGAGCGCCACCGCCCTGGCCGCCTATGTGCGCCAGCTCGAATCCGCCACCGAGAAAACGCTGGAACTGACCGAGGTCGAAAAAGCGCGCATCTTCCTGACCACCATCGGCACCACGGGCGAAGTGGCCCAGGTGCGCGAGCTTGTGCTCGGCATGGCGGCGCGCATCGACCAGGAAAAGGAATACATCGAGCTGCTCAAGCTCAAGCGCAGTGCATCGGCCGCCGCTGGCGATGCGGTCAACGCCGATAACGCCTGGTTTCAGGCCGCCAAAGACGCCACACCGAGCGCCAAGCTGGAAAAGCAGCGCGCCGACATGCAGCGCCTGGCCGCCGGGTTCACCAGTGGCGCATTTGGCGATCCGGCATCCATTGAAGCCATGAACGCCTACAGCGAGGCCGCCAGCACCATGCTGGGCAACATCAGCGACGGCGTGGTCAAGGTCGAAGGCGACTTCGACAAGCTGGGCGCCACCTTTGCCAGCAGCCTGGAAGACGCCATCGTCAAGGGCGAAGGCCTGCGCTCGGTCATTCAGGGCCTGGGGCAAGACATCCTGCGCATCACGGTGCGCAAGACCGTCACGGAGCCGATCGGCAATGCCGTCTCCGGCCTGTTCTCGGGCTTCAGCCTGTCCAAGTTGTTCGGCTTTGCCGAAGGCGGCGTGATGACGGGCGCCGGCCCACTGCCGCTGCGCCGCTATGCCAGCGGGGGCGTGGCCTCGTCGCCGCAGCTCGCCATGTACGGAGAGGGCAGCGTGCCAGAGGCCTTCGTGCCGTTGCCGGACGGCCGGCGCATCCCGGTGCAGATGCGCGGCGGGGGCGGGGGCCGCGCGGTGGTGGTCAACATCTCCAACGTCATCGGCAACGTCGCCTCGCAGACCGACGTGGTGGCCGGCATGAAAACCGTGCGCGCCCAGATCATTGGCGAGCTTTCGCGCGGGCAGCGCATGGGGGGGGCCTACGCATGAGCGCCATCACCTGGCCCACCGGGCTGGTGCCCAGCGCGGCATCGCTGCGCCTGTCCACCGTGCAGCGCGTCCACGCATCGCCCTTCGGCGGATCGGAGCAGACGGTCGATCTGCTCAACGACCGTTGGCTGCTGAGCCTCACGCTCAGTGCCCGCGCCGGCTTTGACAAGGGCGCGCAGATCGAGGCCTTCATTGCCGCCCTGCGCGGGCAGACCAACTACGTGGCGCTGTGGCATTTCGCCCGGCCATCCGTGCGCGGCACCCTGGCCTCGGCCACGGCCGCCAGCGCGGCGCAGGGCGCCAGCGCCGTGGTGCTCACGGGCAGCGGCACGCTCAAGGCCGGCGACATGCTGGGCATCAGCGGCCTGCTGCTGCAGGTGGCCGCCGACGTGACCGTGGGCACCAGCACCAGCGTGAGCATCGTCAACCGCCTGCGCAGTGCTGTCTCCGGCACCGTCACGCTCACCAGGCCCACGGCCAATTTCCGCCTGACCGGCTCGCCCGCTGTGTCCTACGTGCCCGGCATGAGCGAGCCTGTATCCCTTGATTTTGCCGAGGTGGTGGCATGAAGTCGCTGGCGGCGGGCACCCTCACCGCGCTGGCGCAGCCCAGCGTGCCCATCGTGCAGCTGGTGCACATGGCGTTTTCGTCGCCCGTGGCGCTGAACACCAGCACCATGGACCTGGTCTATGGCGGCGTCACCTACAAGGGCGCCTACGGCCTGGGATCGATCGGCGCGGTGAAAGACTCGCCCGGCGAGATCAAGGGCCTGCAGTTCACCATGAGCGGCGTCTCCGCCGCGTCCATCAGCCTGGCGCTGGACGCGGGCGATGTGTGGCAGGGCTGCGTGGTCACCATCCGCACCGCCATCCTGGATGCCAACTACGCCGTGACCGAGGCGCCCATCGAGTGGACCGGCCGCGGCGACGTGCTCAGCATCAGCGAAGACGGCACCACCTGCACCGTCACGGCCACGGCAGAGGCCACGGCCGTTGATCTGCTGCGCGGCTCGGCCATGACCTATGGCGATGGCGACCAGCAATCGCTGTACCCCGGCGACCTCGCCTTCGAATATGTCGTTGACCAGGCGGGCAAGCCTGTCGTCTGGCCTTCCAAAGAGTTCTTCAAAAAATGAGCCACCTGACCCGCCTGCGCGACTGGCCCGAGCGCCTTGATGCCCTGTTGCGCAGCCGCGCCGCCGTTCCGTTCGAATGGGGCCGCAATGACTGCTGCACCTTCGTCTCCGATGCCATTGAGGCCATGACCGGGCACGATGTGATGGAGTCGGTGCGCGGCTACTCCACGGCCTTGCAGGCGCAACGGCTGGCCCACGAGCGCGGCGGCTTGCAGGCGGCTGTCTGCGGGCTGCTGGGCGATCCGGTCAGCCCGGCCCTGGTGACGGTGGGCGATGTGCTGCTGCTGCGGCATGAAGACATGGAGCTGCTGACGCTGTGCAATGGCACCTCCGCCATCGGCCCCGGCCCGTCCGGGCTTGTCACGCTGGCCGCTCCCGATGTGGTGGCAGCCTGGAGGGTTGGCTGATGCCCGCGCTCGTCGTTGCCGGCATCGAGATGCTCGGGGCCGCCCTGCTCGGGGCGGGTGCTGGCGCCATCGGGGCCGCCGTGATGTTCTACGCGGCCGAGATTGCCACCGTGGCCATCCTGGCCGGCGGGCTGGCCTACAGCCAGAGCCAGAAAAGCAAGGCCGAGCGCGCGGCACGCGCAGCATTCAACGCCGCGCAGGTGGACCGGCTGGTCAACGTCAGCAGCTCCATCGCCTCGCGCGAGCTGGTCATGGGGCGCGTGCGCAAGGGCGGCGCCATCTTTTTCAAGGGGTCGGTGGGCGCGGACAACAGCAAGTTCGTGATGTGCGTGGCCCTGGCCGCGCACGAGATCGACGCGGTGGAGACCATCTACCTCAACGACGTGCCCGTCACGCTGGACGGCTCCGGCTACGTGCAGGAAGAACCCTACCGCATCGCCCGGCTGGAAAGCGCGCAGGAGTCCTTTGCCGGATCCTCCATCATGCTGGCCCATGTGCCCGAGGCCGCCAGCGTCGTGGTCACGCGCCAGACCAACACCGGCAGCACCGAGCCCGGCGCGCAGTACGACAGCGAAATCATCGCGCACACGCTGGCGGGCAGCACCGTGACGATTGGCGACTCGCTGGGCGGCATCGTCAGCTACCAGTACACGGCCGCCACCAGCAAGGTCAAGATCCGCAGCTACCTGGGCACCAGCACCCAGACGGCCGATGCCACGCTGATCAGCCTGTTTCCCACGCTGTGGACCAGTGCCCACCGGGCGCGCGGCGTGGCCTACCTGATCTGTGAGTTCGACTACGACGAGACGGCATTCCCGTCCGGCCTGCCCAACGTCTCGGCCGTCATCCGGGGCGCCAAGCTGTACGACCCGCGCACGGCCACCACCGTCTGGAGCGAGAACCCGGCATTGATGGTGCGCCATGTGCTCACGCACCCGCAGTTCGGCAAGCGCACCTCGATGACCGCCGCGGAAGATGCGCGCATCACCGCCGCGGCCAACGCCTGCGATGCATCCACCGTCTACACCGTGGACGGGGTGGCCCAGACCGCCCGCGCGCTGTACACCGCCGCCATCGTGCTGCCGTTCGGCGGCCCGGCCCGTGATGCGCTGGACGACCTGGCGCAGGCCATGGGCGGGCAGTGGGCCTATTCGGGCGGCGAGTTTCACCTGCGCGCCGGCGGCTACACCGCCAGCGTGCTGACGCTCACCGATGCCGACCTGGCCGTGGTGCAGCGCGACCAGGACGGATCTGAAAACCAATCCCCGGTCAACATCACCACGCACCGGGCGCGCGATCAGATGTTCAACGTGGTCACGGCCACGATCTGGGACGCCGCGCAGGATTACAAGCAGACCACGCTCACGCCGCTCAAGGGCGCCGCGCTGATCACCCGCGATGGCGTCGAGCTGGTGCAGGACGTGCAGATGCCCGCCGTGGGCTACGCGCCCCAGGCGCTGCACATCAGCGGGATCATGCTGCGCGATGCGCGCGACCCAATGGCCGTGGCGCTGCCGTTCAAGCTGTCAGCCTACCGCGTGGAGCTGTTCGACACCATCAGCCTGACGCTGGAGCGCTATGGCTGGAGCGCCAAGACCTTCATCGTGCTCGGGCGGGAGTGGTCGGGCGACGGATCAATCATCCTGACGCTGAAGGAAACAGCCGCGGCCATCTTCACCATGGATGCGGACTTTGACCCGCAGGGTGCGGCCGAAAACACCGCGCTTCCAAGCCCGTGGAATATTGACCCGCCCACCATCACATCCATTGCAGCGCGGCCGAGCGTGCTGTCCGATGGTTCGCTGATCAGTGACGTGCTGGTGACGTGGACGGCGCTCACTGCCGCTGCCGAGCGTTCCGGGCGCGTTGAAGTGCAATGGCTGGTGCCAGGCTTCGAGATTCAGACTGTTAGCGTGGCCGGCGACATGACTCAGGCGGTTTTGCCCGGCGTGCCCGAGGGTGCGGTGATCATCGTCAGGGCGCGCGTGGTCACGGCTGTAGCGGTTTCGAACTGGTGCATTCATCAATACTACGAAGTGCCGCAGGCCGGCGTGGTGCCCGCGAACTACGATACCTTCACCGTCACCCTGGCGGCCGACAGCACGCGCATATTTACCTTTGCCTACACCAGCACGCCAGTTCCGCCAGACCTGGCCGGCGCGGTGATCCGGTTCAAGAAGGGCGCCGTAGGAACCGAGACGTGGGCCGGCATGGCGCCGCTGCACGATGGCGTGCTGACCAATAGCCCAATAGAAACCACGGCAGGCGATGCGGACGTGTACCGCTTCGCCATCAAGGCGAGAAGCCGCTCCGGGCTGGAAAGCTCGGACGCTTCCGTGCGGTACGTTGACATTGTTCTGCCAGCCATCGGCGGGGACCAGATCGTCGTTTCACTGACGACGCCTGTGTTCTCGGTGCCTGCGACCAGTGCGGGCGTGGTGACGACCTTCACCACGCAGACCGGCACGTTCCGCGTCTATTACAACGGCGTGCTGACCACCGCCGGGCTCACCTGGTCGGTGCAGTCGGATGCGAGCGCCACGGGCGTGACGATCAACTCGGGCACCGGCGTGTATTCGCTGGCCTTCCCCGGATCTCCTTCTGGCTGGTGGACGGCATCAACACCCAGCGCTACGGTGCGCCTGCGTGCCGCATTGACGGCAGACCCGACCGCATACCGCGAGGTCGATCTGGTGATTCAGAAGGCGATGGCCGGAGCGCCCGGAGCGCCCGGCACCGTGCCAGACTCGATCCGTCTGGACGCCTCGGTGCTGGCTTTCTCATTCGACACCGCGGGCACGGCCTACCCGGCGGCACAGTCATCCGTCATCACCCTGACGCGCGAGCCCGGCACCATTGCAGGAACCGCAACCTGGAGCGCCACGGCGTTTGATTCGTCCGGCGGGCAAGTGGGGACAACCGGAATCGTTGGTCTTTCAGGCTCTGGCGATTCACGCACCCTGACCACTGGCAACTTCATCGCGCCAGGCGGCAGCTTCAGCAACAACGTCTACTACGTCAACGTCACCGCCACGCTGGGCGCGTTGTCAAAAACAGTGCGCGTGATCCGCATCACGGATGGCGTGGAGCCGATCCTGAGTTTCCTGACGGTGCCGTCCGTGACGCTGCCGGCATCCAGTGCGGGCGTGGTCAGCAGTTGGGCCGGCGCTACTGGAGATTTCCAAGTCTGGCAGGGCGCTTCCGAGGTGACGTCTGGCGTCACCTACGCGATCCAGTCAAACCCATCATCATTAACAGCTTCGATCAATAGCTCGACCGGCATTTACAGTGTAACTGGCGCCGGCTCGTGGGCCAATGGTAGCAACACCACCAGCATCACCTTCCGGGCCACGCACACGGCAACAGGCGCCACGCGCGACGCGGTGTTGACGCTAGCCAAGGCGCTTGCTGGCGGCACTGGAAGCGCTGGCGCACCAGGCGCCGATGCTGTGGTGTACGAGATCGAGCCTTCACCCAGCTCGGTGTCCCGCAACAACATCGGCGTGGCGACCCCGTCGTCGGTGACGTTTGCCGCCTACAGCAAGACGGGCTCCGCGGCGCGCGTGGCGTTTTCCGGCCGGTTCACGATCGAGACCTTCATCGACCCGACCTGGACCGGGCAGTACACCAGCGTCTCCAACGAGTCGTCCACCACCTACACGGTGCCGGCGTCGGTCACGGCCATCAGGGTCAAGCTGTACGCGAACGGGTCATTGTCGCCGCTACTGCAACAGGTGACTGTGCCTGTGGTGCCGGATGGCATCCGCTCGCCGATGACGCTGAACTCCAACAGCTCGGCCACGGCGGTGTATGGCACCGTGACCAGCGGCGCCGTGAACTGGACCGACGCCAAGGGTAACGAGGTGGTCTGGCGCAAGCTGGGATACACCAGCGCACCGAGCGCCACGCCAGCCGATTACCTTGTGCGCACCGACCTGGTGACGCTGTTCGATGCCAACCCGCCCACGGCCGGCGTGAAGCCCGC